TGTTACCACTTGCTAAATTTACAATAGAAGATGTACTTCCTGTATTTCTTGATGCTTTAGCTGGTGCCTTAAAAGTTATTAATGGTGTAATTGAGGTTTTAAAACCTTTATTTATATGGTTTTGGGAAAAATTCTTGCAACCTCTTGGTAAATGGGTTGGTACAAATATAGTTGATGGGTTGCAAAATATAGCCGACGTCCTAAATGGCTTAGGTGACTGGTTGGCCAAAAATAAAAACTTTTTACAATCCGCAATAAAAATGGGAACAGATCTCATTGACGGCTTACTCAAAGGTATTGGAGATAGTTTAAAAAACATTGGTGCATGGTTGCAAGAAAATCTTGTGGATCCAATAGTAAATGGTGTTAAATCATTATTTGGAATTCATTCACCCTCTACTGTATTTGCTGAAATAGGAAGTTTCTTAATTCAAGGCCTATTAAATGGAATATCAAGCCTCATTGGTGGCGTTTCAGAATTAATTGGTGGAATTTGGGGAGATATTAAAAAAACTATTTCTGATAAAACACAAGAGATACTGGACACTTCAAAAGCTATTTGGGGGAATATCAGTAATGCTATAGGTGGTGCGGTAGACGGTGCTAAGAAATGGGTTAGTGATAGATGGTCTGATATATCTAAGACAACA